CCCAATGTGAAAATATGTATTATATTCGTTTGGATGAAAACAATGCCAACAAACTGATTTATTATTGCAGACATTGTGGTAATGAAGATACAAACATAGTGACTGACAATGTTTCCGTCTCTAAAATACTTGTGAAAAACAATGAACAAAATTTTTCCAATATTATCAACAAATATACAAAATTGGATCCTACCTTGCCTAGATTGAATAATATTTTGTGTCCCAATCCCAATTGTGAAACCAACCTTGTTCATAGTGAGGAAAAAAAGGACAATATGGAACCGAAACCCCTTGCAGAGAGAGAAATCATTTATATTCGTTATGATGATACCAATATGAAATATATTTATTTATGTTCTACATGTGATACTGCATGGAAAATGGATAATACAAATGTTTAGGCTTTGATTTTTACATCCTTGAACATTTTTTAGAAAAAAATTGATATATATTTATCATAATAATCATATAAATAAAATATTGTAAAATAATAGTAACAAACATGGAACCTTTTGAAGATGAAGATGACTATGAAAGTAATGATGAAAAAAGTATTTCTAATCCAGATTTGGATGAAAGTAGTGAAGGATCATTTGAAGAGGAAGAGGATGATTACGATTTTGAACCAGATGAACTTGATGATGATAAAACAGGTGGAGCAAAAAAGGATGAAAATGATGTCATGGAAAATGAAGACATAAATCAAGAAGAATATGCTATTGATAATGAAGATCTTAATGACGAAGACGATGATGAAGACGATGAAACTTATTTACAAAAATTCAATGCAGAAATAAAGAAAAATTATATAGTTGATTTTCATCCAGAATCAGTGATTAACAATTATGATGAAATTAGTGTATTATCCAAACTGGTTCGCGATTCCAAAAACAATATCTTGGATGACTTGCATAAAACATTACCCTATCTTACCAAATATGAAAAAACACGTGTTCTTGGACAAAGGGCTTCACAAATTAATAGTGGTGCAAAAGTATTTGTCAAGGTTCCTGATGGTGTCATTGATGGATATTTGATTGCAAAGATGGAATTGGAACAAAAGCAAATTCCTTTTATTATTCGTCGACCTTTACCTAGTGGTGTTTCTGAATATTGGCGTTTACAGGATCTTGAAATGATCCACTTTTAGAATTGATTGCAAATACTCTTCTCTACTCCGTTGTAAAAAATGTGTAAAAATAACCAATAAATAAATATGTTTTTTTATGATTCCATTTTATTGCTTCTTTGGTCATTTTTTTTATTTTGATAATATAAATGAAGACAACTAGGAAAAATTTACGTAGAAAAAAATTGACCAAGAAAAATAACAAGCGAAATGTAAAAAGAACAAAACGACTACGTAAAATAGCGGGTGGAAATTATAGTAGTATTGATGATTTAAAGTCTTCAGGAGGAATATTATATGATCACAAGAATTCAAATGAAGCAAAACTTATTTATTTAAATGACAATATACTTACATTTAAAGTATGTAATTTAGATATACCATTTCAAGTTAATAATCACAATGTCTATGAACCAAATTCATATGGACCAGATGATAGACCCAGTAGACCCACCTTCTATATTAATTTTATAACATATGATCGGGCTATTGAGAATAGATATAATTCAACAGGCATACAAGGCAAACCAATAAACTATTGCCGATAATTTGTGAAGATAAAGATGAAAATGAATCTTTGTTTTTCATATATTGTATTTTTCATATATTGCGTTTGTTATTCATACTCATTTATGTGTTTTTGTGAATCGAGTAAAAAATAGTATCCAAATACTCCTTGTGAAATTCTGCATCTTGATATCCTTGATGAAATAAATGTGTAAAATTGTATTTTTCTCTTGCAAATAGAGATGTATAATATATACTTTCTAATATACCCCTCCTTTTTACAAGAACTGCATTTTTAGAAAACATGTCTGATGTAATATGTAGAATGGGTTTGGTAAAATTGGTATATGGATACTTGGAAAACCCTCCATCATAAGAAACTATATCATGATATTTTTGTGTCATTCCGCCTGTAATAAAGGGAATATGTGAACTTGCAATACAACATTCCAATACATCTTCTAAATTGTCAAATTTAGAGTAAATATGTGTCATTAGTTGGTATTCTTGAAGAGAATATACACCTATATATATTTTACTCAAATCAAAATTTGATTCATTGTAGGAAGAAAGTATTTTATGTTTGATTCTATATTTGATTTCATTGATTATTTTGAGACGATTGATTTCATCATCAATTATATTGGAAATAAATTGTTTGTCATCCCCTTTGAATGTCATAAACAAGGCGATCCAAGAACCTGCAGAAGCACCTGAATAACTACAATTGGTTAAATAGGATGCATAATGTTCTTTGATATAGGCGGATACGCCTAGCATCCAAAATCCTTTGAACCCTCCTGGAGAGATGGTAATCAAATGACGATTGTTTGCATACAAGGAACTATTTTTATCTTTTCCGGAGTAATATACAATTTCTCTCTTTGGAAGAATAGGAGATGTCTTGCAAAAACAATGTATACCACGAAAATGAAATGCATTCAATAAATAATTATTATATGTATTCATAAAGAATGATAAAATCATAAATAAGTGTAAAATCATATTTTTATATATATATTTTACATATATTATTTTACAAAACCCGTATAGATTTATAATATTATTTTGGACAATTATTTACAAGGGTGTAATAATGGAAAATCCAAAGGTTGCATTGTGTTTTATAATTCGACATTCCATTCACAAAGAAACTATATGGAGAGAATGGATTGAACCCAACAAAGACATTATTAATATTTATATTCACTGCAAGGATTTGACTCCATCTCCGTCTCTAAGCAGTTGGATTGGAAAGTATACCATTCCTAGACAATACATTGCAAAAACCAGTTATTTTCACATTGTTCCTGCCTATATGAATCTTATTCAATTTGCTTTAACTCATGATACAAACAATCAATGGTTCTGTTTTTTGACGGATTCTTGTGTCCCTCTTCTCTCTCCATCTTCTTTTCGTGACATGTTTTTGCAAATGAAAGAGAGAAGCATATTCAAATGGAAACCCATTTGGTGGAATACCTATTTCAATAAACGAGCCAATTTGCGATTGTTGCATCCGGAGTTTCATTTGGCAAATGATCCCTATTTTGTTTTAAAGAGAGAAGATGCCAAGCAGTGTGTAAAATACTCGATAGTAAATAGGTCCATTTATCAAAAGATTTGTCAAGGGATTATAGCCAATGAAAGTGTGTTTGCCATTATATTGAAAGTAGTCGGTTCATTGGATGAGGTAATCAATGAGTCCACTCATCTGACAGATTGGGAACACATGTCTAGTTCAACAAGTCCATATGTATTCAAAAATGGGTTATCGAGAGAAATGGACTATGTAGTGCAAAACAAGGGAACATATTCTCTCTTTTTACGCAAGGTGGATCCCGCATTTCCGGATAACTTGTTGCGAAAATTGATTTGGATGAATCCTGGTCTTGGTCTTAGTCCTTAGCCTTATCGATTGACCATTATTTTGTCATAATTCAACATGTAATCCTGGAAATTGGTTTCTTTCCCTTCAATATCACTATAATTTTCATATTGGACAACGGATAATGGAGTAAGCAAAAACCAGCGATCTTCTTGTTGCAGTAATAACCAATATTTATCAATGGCAAATTTCTTTTTCATGTCTGGTTCTCTCAAGAGTTTCAATATTCCTTCCTTATAATTATGAATCAATTTGTCATAATAATGTTTTTGCACTATATATCCAGTTGTTGTTATACAATTCATCACTTGAATACAACCAGAATTAATTTTTTTGTATGGATGCATATTATTTCCTGCAAGTAAAAGAACATCCCAACTCTCTTTTTTCTTATTTATAAAAAAGTCAAAAAGTTGATTTAAAAATATTTCAGGATTCAAAAAAGTAATATCGTCTTCTAACACCATGACTGAATCCCAGTTTTGCTCTTTGGCGTATTGAATGCATTTTAAATGACTCATGGAACAACCCAATGCCCCATTTTCATTTTTGACGGCATTCATTCTCTCTACTTGCAAATGTGGAATATCCAATTTCTCTATTTCTCTCAAAAAATGTTCTTTTCTATCCGTTCTCTCTTCTAAATTAATATAGATTGCGTGGTTTAGATTGTCCATAGTTTGACAAGTTTTTTTGATAGTATATTATACAAAATCATCTTAAATATATTTTTATATAAATATATGTAAGACAATAGATGATCTTTCTATTTTTTATTGGATTTTTATGGAATAGTTTTCTCTGTTTATCCATGTCCACATTGAAACACCCCCAGTTGACAACCCAGTTGACAACCCAGTTGACAACCCAGTTGACAACCCAGTTGACAACCCAGTTGACAAACTATTTGACACCTATACAATGGACACAAATTCGGTCTATTTTGACTAATTCTGATGCAACAGAAGAAATGAAAGAAAAAACAAACAAAATTATATATCAAAAATATGAAAAATGGGCAATACATAAAGCATATATATATCGCCAATCACATTATCATCTAGCTAAAAATATCAAAGCAAAAGAACTGGCAATATATTCAACAAGGGGATTATTAAAAGCAATCCAACATTACAATCCCGCTTATGCTTTTCAAAAATATGCAGAACAATATATTGAAGGAGAATTGTATCATGGAATAAACGAATTACAACCTTTGAATATTATTCCTATTTCCAAAAGGAAAAATAAATTATGGAGAGAAGCAAATAAAACAATTATGAAAAACGCACATAAATCTGTATTTATTGGTATGAATGATTGGATTATAGACAAAAATACAAATACAAAAGGAATAAATTGTTTTGATATGCATGAACTATTGTTGGATCCTCTATTTACAAACAACATGTTGAAAAAAGTATTTGAATACAAATATGATATTTCTTATTTTGAGAGAAATAAAAAAGAAAGGTCAAACAAAGAAATTGCCGAAATGATGAATTGTAGTGAAGAAAATATACGACTTTACGTAAACAAAATAAAAACATATTTTGCAAACAAAAAAAAAGTTGTTCTTGAGGATGAAGATTTTCTCTCTTTCTCTCAAAAATAAAAAAGAAATATTTTGTTTATCCAAAAAGTAAAATGGAAAATACTTTTTTTGGAAAGTGTATATAGAAACGCTTTACGATGATTTTTCAGAAAAAAAAGAGTCTATTACTGATATTCAAGCAAAAATAATGAAAAGGATATAAAAAGGGGAATAAAAAACTTTTTAGGAATGATTTCTCTCTTTTTTACATATTGTAATATTGAATTGAGAGAAAAACAAAAAGGTCAAATAAGTAAAAAAAAGCAAAAAAAAAGATGTTTTATATGTAAATGCCTATTCCAAAAATCATTCATCAATTATGGATAGGACCTGTACCAGCACCTATCTCTTGTATGCAAACATGGCACAACAAACATCCTGATTTTCAATATATTTTATGGAATGAATCCTGTCTTGAAAGACTTTTTCTCTCTTTGCTTTTGAAAAAGAGGATAGATGAAATGACAGAAATATGTGGAAAAGCAGATATATATCGATGGTATATTTTGTATTTATTTGGCGGTATTTTCATTGATGCCGATAGTATTTGTTTCTCTCGATTTGATGAAACCATGTTAAATACAGATGCCTTTGCATCCTATGAAAACGAAAAAGTGAGAGAAGGATTGATTGCCGTAGGAACCATGGGGTTTATTAAAAATCACCCTCTTTGCAAAGATGCCTTGGAACACATTTGCAAAACAAATTTGATTGGCCAAAAAGCGTGGCAAACAACGGGTCCCTTGTTATTGACCTCATTATTAAAAACAGGCAAATATCCTTATGTTACCCTTTTTCCTAGCTATTTTTTCCTACCAATGCATTATACAGGAGAGAAATATGAAGGACATCATAAAGTATATGCTCATCAATTATGGGGTTCAACCAAGCAGAATTATGATCAGATGTCCATTGCCACCATTGAACAGGATTTTTTATCCAAAGAATGGATTTCTCTCTTGATTGCTAGTTATAATACTCCTTTGTTATATGTACATGAGTGTTTGCAATCCATAAGAAACCAAGAAGGAGATTTTGGAATGGAAATAGTGTGGATCAATGATGGTTCGGATGAAAAGCA